ATTAGAAGTTACAGTCAAGCCACCTTCTGTTCTTGTTCCAACAACATGAATAGCAAAGCCACAAAGCGAATTAAGATCACCTGATACTAATGCTTTTACAGTTTGGAAATCAGAAGAAGTTGCTTCTGTATCTTTTAAAAGTCCTTTTAAACCATCACCATTTATAGCTGCATGAAGATCAGTATTTGGAACATTTTGCTTACGCAAAGTTGTTTGTGCTTCAATAACTTTATCCATTGTTAAAGCTGCACTTCCATGAGCTACAGT